TGGTGCATCATGAGCATCGGTTCAACTTCCCCACCACAGCGTCGCAATGATTACTGCTGCACCAACCAGATTGGCCAGGGCTAGGGCAGTAACCAACGCATACGCTCGGCGTAATTCTTTTTTCATTTCATTCAAAGCACGGATAGGGGCCAGTTCTGTATCAGTTGTGCCCTCTTCGAATTCCATCATTTCGCTTTCGTCTGGTACTCGCAAGATTGCAACCGGCTCGATTCTCTTGAATGCTACAGCGAATTTCACCAGCGTATCCTCATTCCTGCTAGTGCTTCGGCTTGCCAGTCGCTTGCCTCGTACCAGGCTTTCGCTTGGAGGAACGCCGCGACGTTTTCTGTGAGTCTCGCCTGTGCGTCGACGCCAATACCCAAACGCAAATTATCGGTAGGGCCATAGTTAGCAAATCCAAAAACATCGAGTAGTCCTGATCCAATTTCCATTTTCTCAGTTGCATCTAGTTTTGCGATTGCAGTTTCGGCAGCCGTATCGATAAGCCGCGGGATAGGCTTGGGCTCGACTACTCCGCGGGTGGCTTTGAAACGGCTGCTTTGAGGGCCTCCGCTTTGATGGTCTCTTTTTTTAGCCCACTACGACCAGCAACATATACAGGCGCAGGAAGGAACCCCATAACCATGGCTAGGTGTCCAATCCATTTTGACTCCGGCGAGGCGTTAGTAAGGATGTACACAAGTATGCCGCCAACCATTGCTAGCAGTGTTAGCACAAATTCCGATGTCTTCATTCCTGATTTCATATTTCTATCCTCCAATTAGTTTCATTGCTGTAGCCCCGGCAGCGCCGCCACCGAATACAAGCACTGTGATAATTCCCCAGACCTTATTGCTGAGCTTTGTGTTCTCTTTTATGTCGACCATCGCAGTCGCTAGCATTGATTCTACTCGTGCAATTTGCGATGCGAGTATAGTCTCTACTCGTGCAATCTGCGTTGCCATCAGTTGTTCGGCCCTAGCAATTTCCGCGGCAAGGTTTTTCTCTACAGTGCCAAGCCTCGCTCCTTGCCCCTTGCGTGATTCCTTGAGTTCAGCGACGGCGATGTTCAGATGCTTGCACTCGTTTGCTATCGTGCGAGCCTCGCCAATTACTTCGGCTAAACGGTCACGTGTGTTATCAATCATGATCTGATTCTGACCAGTATTGGTTGGCATACGCGCCATCGTTTTTTCGTCCTCAAGGAAGTCGCTCACGTGTCGGTCCTTGTGATTGTGCCGGACACGTTACCGTCGTCGTCGACGTTCATTTCGATCTCAATGACTTGCCCCGATTTGTCAGCAACTACGCCAATGCGTTTTTCTCCATCGCGTGCGCTATTGATAGACACTGCGTCAATGCCAAGGTCAGCCTTGAGACTTGCCCAGAACGGGTTACCCTCATCAAGCGCAGAGTCATCAACCTTCCATTGCGCTGCTTTCATTTCAACTTTGCGTGCGTTGACTTTCTTTTTTGCTTCGGCGACAAGTTTCTTCTGTCTGGCAACTGTCAGCTTCTTGCTCATGTTGGCACCGGGCAAGCCAAGGAGAATGCGTCAAACGCATCGTCAAAATCACCTTCAGCCTCGGAGTCAACCCACATGCAGGCATAGCTGAGATAAATTCCTGAGCTGTAACGGAACTCGATGTTCCCAAATCCAAACGGCTTTAGAGTTGTAGCCCACGCTGTGTGCGTGTGAGGGATAGACTGTTTAGTGGTAGTACTTGTACGCATCTCAATAAACCCCGTTGTCATGTTGATGCCTGCTAACAGGTTGATGTCATCGGCGCCAGTGGCCCCGTGGTGTGGCGCTACATATTTTGATGTACCTGTGACGCTATCAGTTACGTTCCAAACTAGGAAGCCACCATTGGTCATGTACATGCTGTAACCCTTGAATGGCGACGCATCTGCATTACTAAGCATAGAGATGTAGGCGGCTACTGATCGGATTGAGCCAACCATTCCGATGCGAAATGACTGCCCAGAATATTCAAGGTTGTTTATCCCCGTGGCTTCGGCTCTACCAGAGTAGTCCAATCGCCATTCATGCCGGCCGCTCTCTGCTGTATCACCGCGGTGGATTGTTCCGACCGCGGCCAGATCCGCACTTCCGACCTGGTCAAGCGTGTCGCCGGAGGTCTCTGCGAATGTCCAGATATGCGACGGTGACCCAAGGCCTGGGTACGCTGCCATGCCTTCTGCAGTTTCCGGGTAGGTGCCAAGCGCAACCGCACCACCTAGATTGTTTAAATCTGGGGTTAGGTCAGCATTGCAGTCAGTCTGTAGGTTAGTAAGTAGAGCCATTAGGAAGCCGTGTTCGTTACTCGTGCAGTGACAGTGCCTGTACCGGAGGAAGTCACGACCTTGAATCGATACCAACGAAAGCGAACGTTGCCAACTTCTTCTTCGATGTGGGCTACGCCTCCCGATGGTCCAGTGAACGTAACGTCACCGTCGTCGAGCCAGGCGGTATTGTCATCCACCTTTTCAACATTAGACTTTTGTAGCGTGATGACGCTTGTGGGCGTGCCAGTGAATTGCAGCTCGATGCCCATCCCGCCGCCCAGTCTGTTACTAATTTCAGCAGAGTAGACAGTGCTAAAGGTTGCAGCGCTGATTGGTTCGTCGGTGAACGGAAAGGATAATATGATTGCCATTAGAGGTCTGTTCCTGTTGCGAGGAGTTCAGCCTGAGTTCTTGTTGGCTTTAAATCGATTTTTCGAGTTATTTGACCGCCACTTTGCGGTTGCTCTTCTTGTTGAGGAGCGAAGGTTGATTGAAATGATTGTATCATCATCGGGTCAAGGGATGGATCTAAGACCACCCCGGTAAGCATTGCGAGCTGAGTCTTCTGCTCGTAGGTGAGGTTGCCAAGCTTCTCTGGCTCTTCCATTATGTCGTCCAGAAACTTAGCGGTGAGGTCAGGGTAAAGTTCCTTAAGAACCTCGGCGCCTTCAGGCGTCATCTCCCCACGGGTGAACTCCTCAAGCGCTTTAACAGGATTCTCGGTGTACTCGATGTAGTTGAGCATCTCCCAAGCATCAACTTCAGAGTAGCTTGGAGGCGCTTGCCCTGGCATCTGAAACGCCGACACTGGCATCGCCTTCTTCTGCAGGAACTCTATGCGCTGCATTGCACCATCCATGACAGTTCGAGAAGTGATAGGGCTAACCTGCGACAGCTGCATGAACTGCTTCTGCATTCGCTCAAGCATTGCTTCGCGTCCGTTCATTGCTTTGTTGATTTCAATGGAAGCGCGGACAGCTTCAGTCACATGAGTTTTCTTACTGCTCTTGTATTCTGGAATGTGTTGGCGCATCTCTTTGTCGGTAGTGCGCTCAGGATAGAAGTGATGGTTAGCCCATGCGGTGGTGACACTTCTGGCAACCAGCTTAGGGTTCTTAGCAATGATGTGCCCCGGTGCAGAGATGGACTTCTTAGCCAGTTTGCTCACAGGGCCAAGCACTCCTCCTACCATAGAGGGAAGTCTACCAACCACAGGTACTGCAGAGACTGCCCCCATGACCTTTTTCATCATTCCCTTTTTGACGCCCTCGATGCCAGCTTTCTCAGCGTAGTCGTTAGCGGTAACAAGAGCACGCTCTTCAACTTTCTTGAGAAGAGTGGAGCCTGACTTGTTTAGGTTCTGCACCGCGTAGCTTCGAAGCAATGAGTCAGCAGCAGAGCCAGGCAGCACGTCAGCGTCCATCTTGAACCCAAGCTCGTCAGCTAAGCGTCGTCCACTCAAGTCCATCGTTTCGCCGACAGAATGCTTGGAGGCTGAGCGCATACGCACAAGATTTTGGTAGGCCACTTGGTCGGCACTCTTTGCAAAGTCTTCAGTCACTTGCCCAAACCGGTTGAGTTTGTTCAGCACGACAGCAAACTCTTCAGGGTTTGCGTCCATCAGTTCGCGCACGCCTCGGTTACCTAGAGACTCGATGTACTCTTGCTCAGCCTCTTGAACTGCCTTGCTCCCATTGTTAGGAAAGAATGCAGTGGCACCGTCGTCTGCTGCTCTGGAAGTCTGTCGCGCAGTGTTAATCGTTCGCTCGAGTTTGGTTTCTATCTCATTGACAACTTCTTTGCGAAGTTTGCCGATACTGGCTGCCTTAACGTTCTTGGATTTGCCCAGCAGCTTTCCTGCTCCACCGCCCAGCGCGCCAATGCCTCCACCGTCCAGCAGCTTTCCTGCTCCTCCACCTAGCGCGCCAATGCCTCCACCAAGCAAACCGCCAAAGAGTGCAGCCCCGCCGACCTGTCCGAGGATGGACTCACCGTTTATTGGTTCATCACCGATAGTAGTTGCTACCAGTGCGGTCCCAGCAGCGATTGCTCCAGACTCTACGGCTGCATGGATAGCTGTTCTCTTGGCGCCTTCTTTGGCTGCGAACTTACCAGCGGCCTTTGCGCCGAGACGATTGGCAAGGCCAGGACCGGTCCATCTGAGAACATCGTCAGCTGACTGCTTGAGTCCCTTCTTAGCTGCGAACTTACCAGCCGCCTTACCTCCAGCTTTAGCAGCGCCCTTCGCCAAGAGTGATGTCCCGCCACTGACTATTGCAGGCAAGACTACACCAGCAATGTTACCAACTTCATCCATGCTGGAGTGCTTCTTGCGGAGGAAGTAGTCTTTGTCATCGCCCAGTTTTGCAATTTCATCGAGACCACCGAAGGTTAGTGCGTTGACTCCACCTTCAAGGCCCGTGCGAACCTGATCGAATGCTCCACTGTACTCTTCCTTTTCTGCAGCATTGTATTCTTTTTTTTCTCTCCAGCGTTCCTTATCAGAGTACTGGTCGGCGTCGCGCTGTGTTCCTATTGTGTCGCCTGCAATAGCCGTGGTGCCATAGACTTCGTGGTCAACAATTGCATCCTCAAAAGCCCAGCCGTTCGCTTTGGCAGACTCTATGGACTTCTGGTTCTTGGAGTTAAACTCACGAACCTTCCCGTCTTTATGGGCGACGACGACAGGCACTACTCAGCATCCCTACTGTTAAGCGCTTTGAGTGCTCTGGCCCTGTCTCTGTTTAGAAGCTTGCTCCAGGTCACTGGAGTTATTCCATGTTTTTTTAGTAGCGCTCTCTGCGAGGACGTTGGATTGCCCGCGGCGTAAGCCTTTGCTGCACTACCCAACTTTTTCGCTATGAGAATTTCTTTAAAACTACGGGGGTTCATCGCTGTATAAACTTGGGCCAAGGCATGCTTACGAGCCAACTCTCTGTATCCATTATTGAGCATGTCTCGCTCCCTGGGCGGCAGCACCTCCTTGCCAGTCCCGAAGTCTTTCTTTGCTCTCTCGGTGGCATGCATAGCTTTATAGAGGTCGCGTCCTGCACCATGGCTGTCAATCCATCCTGTCGTGCGCTTAGTCGAGTCATCGTTATTCCATCCAAATGCTATCTGTTTATTGAGTTCCCCGTATGGCCCAAGCTGACGACGAACCACGCTGAGGTAGTCTCCCCCGATGCCTTGCTTCTTTAACGCTTGGTCTCCAGTTAGCGCAGGCCCGTCAATGATGTCGCCTTCAGTGAGGTTAGTTGGAGGTTTCCATTTATTCTCTGGCACCGGGAAGTCAATAGAAGCGCTGAAGCCAGCGTCGCCAGCAGCATTCAATATTCTGTTATCAAGAAACTGATGCGCTTCGGCTCGCACTTGGCCCAAGCCGTCTTTCCATCCTGCGATGTGCCCCTTGCCGAGCCACTTCTCTGCGGCTCCTGGGATAATATTGCCGGAAGCGTCCCACATCTCAGGGATGAGATACGTTCCTCTGATTATTGCAGTGTCCTTGTCGGACGGTATGCCCTTGATTAGTTGCTGTGCGCTAACTAGAAGTTTGGATGCTCGAGATTTAAACTGCTTTCCACGTTCGCCCAGTTGCTCAAGGTTTTCCCATCCACCTACGCTCTCAGTAATCTGTATCATCTCAGATATAGCCTGGTGAGCCTGTTGATAGCTTTCTATTGTAGATATTGCATCACCGTCTTTGAATCCGTCACGCTCCTGAAACGAGAACCCTTTCTGGCGCTCACCGCTTGGTGACACCATGTAGATGCCTTTGTGGTTGGCGTTGAGGTCAGCGCCTTCGTCGTGGCCTCTCCATTGATTGAGAACTACTTTTTCCCCATCCTTGATTATACCAGGGCCATTGATTGCGTGACCTGAGCGACGACTTGATCCACGACCAGGGACCGAACGCATCTTGCCGTTCTTGCCAGCCATCTTGGCTTTGTAGCGCAGGTTCTCCTTATTCATCTCAAGGACGTGCCGAGCCTTCTGCTCGTTACCTCGAATGAGCCTGTCATTCGCTCCCATCTCTTTGCCATCAGCTGCGTTGCGAAGGTCTAGAGCGTGCGCCATCGCCTTGTTACGCTGCTCGTCGTTGCGAATAAGCTTGGACTGTTTTTCGATTTGGTCAGCAACGTCTCTGTACTGAGCAGCAAACACTAAGTCCTTACTTGCCAGGTCGTCGTCTATATCAGCCTCGATTGAATCTAGAAGTGTTTTTTCTTGGTAAATTTTATTCTTGTCAGACGCTCGCTCGTCAAGTTGCGACTTGTAGTCAAGCTCCATCTGCTTGTTGATAGCTTCCATAAAAGGGTTGCGACCCTTGTTGTCTTTCATCAGCAGCCCACCAATGGCGACGCCAATGAGCATTCCGATTTTACTAAGAGCGCTCCCTTCGTTCCACATACGACGAGGGTCTAGCGGGTCTTGCGCTTTCTTAACTGCTGCCTGATAGGCCTCACGTTGCTGTGCAAGTTTCTCTTGGCCTTCTTGCATCACGGCTTGCTTCTCTAGCGCTTCGGCTGCGCGGATTGCTTTTCTCTCAGCGTACGCCCCTTCAATCGCTTCAGCACTAGATGCGTGCCTGTCATTCGCTGCCTTCTCTTGTGCGAATGAATCTTGACGTATCTGGTCAGACGCGACGAACTGGTTATTGACCCTGTCCTCTGGAGTGAGCGGAGTCGCTTTAGGTCGTGGCATCTGAGAAGGCAGTCCACTGACAACTGGCATTGCGGGTTGCGCCAATGTCGAATCAACCTGACGTTGCTCTGCGTTAACTGGTGCAGTCTGTGGAGGTAGCGCTAGTGGCGCTCCATCCAGTTGCATGTTGTCAGTGGGCGGTGCTTGCTCTTGGTTAATCCACGGCTGTTGTGGAGCTTGTAGACCTTGCGGGTCAAGCAGTGTGTTTTGTTGCGCCATGATGCCAGGACCGGAGACGGCGCCACCGTTGCCGGATGTGTCCTGTTCTGGGTCAAGCAGTGCAGGGTCTTCTTCGAACGCATCGAAGGATTCTCCCGACACGTCACGGTCTACTATGTTGTCGTTGTTTCGTTCAGCAACATCGGCTTCGAACGCATCGAAGGATTCTCCCGACTCGTCCTGGTCAACTATGTTGTCGTTGTTTCGTTCAGCAACATCGGCTTCGAGCGGAGGTGTTTGAGTCTTAAACGGAGACTCTTGTGGTTCTTCTTCCTCAATGACTCCAGGCGGTGTCCAACCAGCAGCGTCCGTTCTAATCGGTGGACGCCAGGCAGACGAATAGGAAGTGTCAACAGCTTCATAGCCGTCAGCCATTGCCTCGTCTTCCTGATCCAATTTCTGCCAGGATGGAGGCATTACCCGCCTACTCGATCACGTGCCACTGAACCCGACAGACTCAAGAATGAGTTGCGACGTTTTTTCCTTTTGTCGTATTCTTCTTCTTCAGGGTCAAACATTCCCTCGGTAAACTCAGCAAGCTCCTTGTCGGCCTTTGCAGCGTTAGTATTGCTGTGCTTCTTGATGTCTTTATCGGAGACGACATTCTTGGCGCTCTGTGCTGCTTCTCTTTCTTTATAAGAAGGCATGAGTTTGGAGCTGTCGTCGTCATTAAGTTTCGCGTAAGTCTTCTCCGAGAAAGACGGTTTCTTCTGACTAGCAATCTGCTTGGTTAGGTCTCCCCCTGGAGAACGGTCATCGTCTTTGCCGAAATTTAGGCCTTTAGTAAACTCCTTTAAAGCCTTGTCCACCTCGCCACTTCGGTCTGGCTTGATACGCTCTGCGCTTACGACTTGAAGGTCGTCAGCACGTACACGCTTCTTTTTACGCTTCTTGTCGCTTCGGTAGGACGCCCAACCTTCAGGTGAAACTTCTTCTTTTTTTTCGTAATCGCTGCTCATTATTTCTTATCCTTTTTCATTCGAGCCAACGCGCTTAACATCGTTGGCAATGCCTTCGTGTAATCAATCACCTTGCCTTGGCTGGTGTTGACCACCATTTTCTTGCCAAGCTTTGACTTCTCTAAGTCTTGAGCCATCACAGAGTTCTGGTCGCCTTCTCCGTGCTTTGGGTCTTTGTATTTGTACGAGTAAGGCTTGAGCTTATCGAGCATCTCGTCGACGTCAGCCTCTCCGCCCTTGATGTCCTTCTTGAGGTTCTTGTCGGAAATGTACGAAGCGATGGAGCCAATAATTCCAAGTCCGCCCTTGCTGCCATCGTCAGTGTCAGACCCCATTAACGTGTTGTAGCGCTGACCTATTTGAGCATTGTAGGCTGCGTGCCCAGCTTGCTGTTGACCCATTAACTGAACCTGTTGCGCTCTCATCGTTCCAGCAAACTGGTTGTTCTGTGCTTGGTTGCGCAGGTATGCGTCAGCGTTGGCCTGACTTGCGCCCTGCCGCATATTTGCGTTGTTGATATTCACGCGCTCGTCTTGCCCACGAGCAGAAGCCAGAACGTTGCCTAGCGAATTAGCGGCTGTCATTGACTCTTGCGCTCTGCCAAGTGCTGCTTCACCGGCCACCGAGCCAGCCATATTGCTGCCTTGTTGAGAGGCTTGCCTGGCTGACATTGCTGAGTTTCCAGGACGTGCCGAGGCTGCCATGGCTTGCTGTTGACCCATTCCTCGTTGCAGTGTCTGTTTAGCTGCGGTGTCAGCTACAGAGGGGCCTTGCCCGTTGGCTCTGTTGTAGAGCATCGAAGCAAGTTGGTCCTGGTTTCCGCGAAAGTTTGAGTGCTGCGACTGTGCGCCGACAACTTCTGGAGCTCGCTTATTCTGCGCCTCCCAGGCGTACATCTCTCGGTCTGCAATGCCGCGTTGGTTGCCTGCGTTGACATACCCGCCTCGCTCACCAGCGATTTGGCGCATCATCTGGTCGCCATACTTGTCGCCATTGCCACGGTTCATGTTTTTAAGGGCGTTCCATCCCATTCCTGCAACGTCTCCGGCTTTCCTTCCTAAGTCGGCAGCTGTGTCTCTAGCGCTTCGGCTGCGCGAATTGCCAGCTCCCTCAGTGCCTTGCGGTTTTGGCGTGGGATATTTACTTTCTTTCTCGGCAGGCTCGTAGTATTTACTCATGTTTTTCTTCCTTCGCTGACTCTGAACGAGTACTGCTTAACGCCAACACGAACGGCCAGCTCTGTTATCTCCATGCCCTGCCCCGTAGGCTGGCGCTCGATAAATCTATATTTGATGGACTGCACTTTCTGACGCTCCATGTTGAATTCAGCTTGGTAGACAACCTCGTCGCCACCGCCATAGCTTCCATCACTGTAATCACCAGCGCCGTAATTCACATTGTCCAAGACAGTCGCTGGGTCCCATTCTTCTGTCTGCTCATGATACGGCTTGTAGTTATAACTAATGTTGCAACGAAGAACGTGAGGGGAGTGATAGTCGCCGAGTACTGTTACTCGCTTGCACCTGAAGTATCCCTGTTGCCCCTCTGCGCGTATCCATCCAGTCTCAACCTCAAGCGAGTACGGTGTTCCACTATCAAGGTAGTGGTTTTCTGTTTCCTTATAGACCGTGCCGTTAAGTCGCAAGCAGTGGTAGACGCCATTGTGAACTACCGCATCTACGCCAACAACATTGGTGAAGGTTGACCACATTCCGAACTGAAAGTTGTAGACCAGCGTTCGACCAACATCAGTCAGGAATCTGACCTCGTTCTGATCACTCATCACTTCAGCGGAGGTAATAGTTTGATAGTTGTATCGCTCGACAGGTGAGCCGATATAAACAGTCTGCATGTCCTGCGTTAGGATGTAGATACCCTTAGCGCTTTGAAACATAAGCCCCTGCGAAGTACGAACGACAGAGCGCTGCGTAATGCAGCCAGTGTCGGATTGAAGCAACTGCGCCCCTGTGAAGCTACCAGCAGCACCCAAGTTGTTTGGGCCTTCTCCACCGAGCACGTAGATGCGGTCTTGCTTGAAGACAATCACTTGCCCACTCATCTCTGCAATAGCAGTGACGACGCCACCTTCTTCAGGCACGTCAACCGTGAGCGAATCATTGAAGTTGACAGGCTCCCCGAGGAAACGAAGCTTTGAATACTGAACGCGAGATGGTGAGAGGTCTCCGCCACCAAGCCAAATGCGTCCCTTAGCGTAACCCATCACATTCGAATGCGATGGAGCAGTATGGTCAAGCTCGCCAGTGTTTAGATAATCAAGCTCTTTAGTGACAAGAACCGCGTCAGTCATCTTGTCAATGAAATCAATCGTGTTCGAGCTTGGTGCATTAGCAACGAGATTGTTTGCGCCAGTTACTGCAGGGTCGTGACTGCTTACTCGATAGTAAGGTGCTGCAGTGCTAGGGTCAGCCTCCGTGCGATATATAGCCAGATGCCACTCCCCTCTACTGTGTTCCGCTGTGAACAGTGTGTGAGATAGAGTGGGGACCGTCAGGGTTACTGTGTCGTCGCTTCCGGAAAAAGCAGGAGACGAACCGCCAGTTGCATTGATAGTGTAGACTGCTGCGGTTGTTGATTTCTCGAGTTCGCCATTGGCCAGCTGACGCTCCCAATACACTCGATATTTGTAGGTCTTTGTATCAACGAGGCCACCACTGTCAGCTGAGCCCGCGACCGCAACATTTTCGGGATACACAAGGCAGCCAACTTCAACGGCAGAAACGCCATCGTATTTGTAAAGTAGCCCGCCTTGAATATAGGTGGAGTCGCCAACTGTTACAGCGTTAAAAGTGTCTTGAATATCAAAGTCTAATGTAGCAATTGCTGTGTTTGTCTCTGTGAAGACAACGTTTGTGCCTGCATCTACTCGAGTCTTTAGGGCTAACGGCAGGATGTATCTGTCAGATGTCGGCTTAGGAACTATGTATCCAGGGAGATTCCCAAAGCCAACGCCAGGGTGGATTTTTCCGACTAGACTGCACGTCACATCGGAGGCTGAGTCCGGACCCGCAACTTGAGTTTGGCCAAACGGAGTGGCGTCCAGAACTGCAATCCTGTAGATGAGGTAGCACGACTGAAGAGCGGTCTCATGCGCAACTGTCACGTAGCAATGACCACCACGCATGAACGGCGCAACGGCCAGACCACAATGGTAGAGCGCACAAGGTTGTAGTTGGCCAGCATCGGGGTGTCGATAGGCATTGATGTACTCAACTTCAACGCGATGATTCCATGCGTCGCTTGCTGCAAGCTCAGAGAATACCCAAATGCCACCAAAGTCATCCCCAACGCACGAGACGCGAACAGCATTGCTAACAAGGTTGCTGGTACTCGTAGCGGAGTCCTCGCCTTCAGTTGCGATTAAATCAGAAGCTCCGACGAAGTATACTTTGTTATTTGTTATGCAGTAGAGAATGTTAGGCGGCACCGAGTAGCTAATCGCAACGCCGTACGTAGACGCAGTTCCAAATCGTACTGGAGTAACAAATGCGAAGTCACCAATTGAGTCTAAGAACCCAACTACGCAATGGTACAGAATACCAGCTGATAGGGTGTTGCTCTTAAAGTAAATCGCTAACCTTGACCCCACTTCTACTAGGTCGTATATCGCGTCATCATGAAAACCATCTGCTGGCGCTAATGTAAACTCCGAGCTAAAGGCCCCAGTACTTGGGTTAAGGCACGGAACAGTTCTAGTCCGCAGAGTTGCGCCAACCGCGTAGCATATAATAAAGTTTCCACTTGAGATGCCAACGCGAGGTGAATTGCCCCCTGAGGATTTAACAGTATAAGTCTCAACGAATGCGCTGTCGGTCTCTATGTCATAGAGGGAGCACTTTATGGCACCGGCCTCAGTTTCCCACACCATGCAACGCACTCCGAGGTGCTCAGAAACATCGACGTTTTTTTGGCCTTCCTGAGATCCTGCGTACTTCTGTGTTGTTGCGCTGAATGCGTCAATTTGACCATGGGTGGTCCATGCATCTTTAGACCCCTTGCGGGAGTAACAATAGACATCATCAGCTGCCAGGAGGCTATCTTTGTGCGAAATTAGAGCACGGCCCGAAACTATGTTCTCTTGGCTGGTTTCGTTGAAGCGCCCAAGCTTAGTGTAGCCGTTGCGCTTAATGATAGAAGCTTTCTCGTGGAAGACGCCATTCTGTAAGTCCGCAAGTTGAGTATGATCAATAACCTTGTTATCGGTCTTGGTCTCAATCCCTACCGCGAGCGGAATAGGTATCGTCTTCCATTCTACGGTCATACTTGGTCATACGTCACAGTGACGTCTCTCCATGTGATGGTCCTTGCATTATAGTGAAAGGCTTTAGCATGAACCTGGACATGCAGCTGATACGCGGATCCAGAAACCACGGTATGGTTAATGCCTGCACTCGTCGCTGTTCCAGCGCCTGAGATGGTTGCGGTTGAAATCGTCGAGCGCGAGCCTGACGTGGTCTTAATCAGGCGGAGATAGTCGCTTTGGAATGGAGTGGTCGCGGTGTAAGTGCCCACGTTAATACTAATCGAGGTGATTCGTTTCCCGACGGGGATTCTCAGCGGCATCGTGACCGAAGCATAGGCAAAACTATCCGTGTGAGTAGTCATCGTAACAGTACCTGGCCCCGCGCCTGTTGCGGTGTTCCTGGTAATTACGCCAGGGGCGACGACATCCGCAATAAACGCCTCGCTTGGCCCCAGCACTATTTCCCTATCTGCGTGGCCAATGTCCGCATCCCCGACCGTGATGCTACCACCGCCAGTGATAGCGAAATCGCCCGACGTGATAGTCAGCGCGCCCGTCACGGTGACATCGCCTCCAACAGTCAGGTCGCTGGTTATTGCGCCAGTGCCGCCGACAGTCAGGTTGCCGCCCGACTCAATAGTAGTGTCGACGTCGATGCCGCCAGCAGACGAAACAATATCACCCGGAACGGTGAGAGTCCCGCCGCCAGTAATATTGCCAGTGACTGTTAAATATTGGCCGACTGTTAGGTACTCCGCTACAGTTTCAAAGCCGCTAACAATCAAATCATTACTGATTGTTACATCATCAACGGTAAGGCTCAGCGATGTATCAAGAACCCCGCCCGACGACAGGGTGACAACCTCAGTGCCAGAGCCAGGGAGTGCGCTCGGAAGCGTCATCGAGTAGCTGGTTCCGGTAAAATTGGTCGGAACATTGAACCCGATGTAACTCGTTGGGGAGGTCAGCGCGCCTGAGAAGAAACGAATATTTGATGAGTGTATATCTGCGTATTTGTTCGTGTCACCGTAGAACTTATAGGAATCCGAGCCAACAGAATATGTAACGGTCGCTCCGGCTGTAGCAGAGTAATCTCCACTGATACCCCCAGCGCTCGCTAGGTTAATCGCGCCAGCTATTGTCAACTGTATCTCGTTGCCGTTGCCGTCGACTACATGGAGTTCCCCAGATTTGAAGAACACTGACAGGTTGTCAGCCAAGGATGCGCTTTGGTCACGAAAAAGGATACCCTTCATATCAACAGCGCTATAGTTGTTGAAGTCTAGATTAGTCGTGATGTCGATGTCGTCAGGCGTAGTGGTTGCCTCGACTGCGGTCTGGAGTGCCTCGAGGAACCTATTGAGTAACCCGCCCCAAACATCTGTTGAGCCAGCAATCGTTGGTAATGGATCGGTAATTGTTACTGGCATTAGAACACCCACAAGGATGCAGTAGTGCCCGCGTCGCTTGTCCGTAAAGTTAAAGAAGAGGCATTAGAGGCTGTCTGCCACAGCCGGCAGTCCTGATTCTTGGACGCGATAAGCCATCCCCTAGCTGTGCGACCAAGCTTGTGGTTTATCACCGTGTCTGAAGTTCCGTTGAAATCAACGGTGATGAGTTCGCCGTGAAGTATATCGATACGTGACACCATCATTGTGAAGTTCGTTAGTCGCCTGAGTGTTCTAGCGACAGCTTCGAATGAGCGCACTAGCTCAAATTGAATTGGCGTAATCATGATGCGTTCCACCAATCGTAGAAAGTCTCACCAGATTCACGAAGCGTAAGCTCGTATGGCTCCATCGATTGAAGGTCTGCAGCTTCTCTGATTTGTAGTGTCTCTTGCTCAAGCTCATGCCGGAGAGCATCAACGGAAGAGTTTTCCTTGATGCCAGCTTGTATCGCAGCGTGAAGGACAGCAATGCGCTCCCACCCGTCCCAAGAAAGAATCACGTCTGTCGTTTCGTCGATGATGGCCGTTGATTGAATGTAGTCAACTGTTATCGTCTCGGCAGCGGACAGCGTTGGACGGACTCTAATCTTTGAACTCTCGCCAGCTGATGTTCGAACGCGGAAGACATGAGAGTAGACGTTGACGCGATTTTCATACCGTGCCCTGTCTCGTGCATGAAATTGCCTAAGAGTAATGGTGTCGCTACCACGAGTTTCCGTAGCAACAATCACTCCTAAGAAATCGTCAGGCGTTAAATGGTCAACGGTCGAGCCGTCACCAGTTATGGCGAAGGTTGACTCGTTGTAGCTCATCCCAGAGCGAATGAGTAAGTGGTAGAGCTTCTTCACACCCTTGCGGATGTAGTCCAGCCACTCTTCATCGCTGATGAACTTGGAGTTCACCATATCGGCAAGGCGCTTGGCCATAGTGACCAACTCGCCTGCCGTATATGATTCAGCTGCCATGGTTAGATGTCAACTCCGCCTTGAAGCTCAAGATAGAAGTAGACGATGCCAGTGGTGTCAGCCACGGCAAAGTCTTCCCCTACAGTGGTAACTGTTACCGTACCTGCCGTGAGGTCATAAGCAGTCACCTTTGCAGCCGTACCGATAATGCTCGTGCTGGCGGACGCGAAGACTACATCAGTCCCAGTCACATCTTCCAACAGCGTCAGCACATAAACGCCTGTGCCGGAACGGGCAGCGCTGGCAACGCCAGGGGCCTTAAGCCCCGACGGTGCACTCGAACCTGAGGCATCAAAGTGTCCCGAGAGGGATACCTTGTTAAAGCCAAAGGTTTTTATTTTTGATTTCATCATAGTGATGGACCTTTCTTAGATAGAGAAAACGCCTTGGTGACCAGGCGCGTAGCACGCTGGTTGCCACCATTGACGGAAACGCTGCTCAAGAGAGTCAGTAAGAGCTCCACGAAGACCAGTGTTGTTGTCGTCCTTCACCATGTGTGGGAATCCTGGACCCATGTAACGAATCTCCCAATCAGCCATAGTTAGCGAGTAACCACGATTGTCTGGACAAGAAGGGTCCGGGTAGATTTTCATCGGTCCCGTGCTCGTCTGAATTGTTACAAATTGAAAACCGACTGTTGCCCCTTTGGCAGGTTGCTCGGTTTGAGCCTTTTGTTCCTCTTCAATACAAAGCTTTGCAAAGTTCTTGTGAGACAGAACTCCGTAGTCAGGGTTTCCGCCTGCGTCGCCAATGTCTTCGTTGAGTCGAATGTAGTTCTCACCAATACCAACGCCACCCAAAGTTTGACGGTGACCAGCTAGGTATTGTGGATGAACTGTTCGGTCGACACCAAAGAAAGGTGTTGATGTTGGAGCTGCGTGGGGAATCCATGCACCGATACCTTGAGCAACACGAGAGTTCGCGTCGCCGTCAGTGTAGATGCTGTCAGAGCCAGCGGGCGTGCCACCAGATGGGGCAGAAACAGTAGTGATTGTTCCAGCAACAGAGTCAATCTTCTCGATTGTCGCAGTCCATCCACCAGCAGTAGGCAGACCGTCTTCACTAATCACTTGACCAATGTTGAACTTGCGAGTGTCGCGAGCATTGGACAGTGTAATAACGTATGGGTCGGCACCACTGTACGAAGCAACAGTTCCCAGAACACCAGTTCCGTCGCCCATTAGCTCAAACGCACTGTCTTTGCCCATTAGCTTAATCTTGTGGTCACCTTCACGCTTAAGCTCTTTTACGAACGAGCCTTTGTTGCCATCAGCTGCGTAGATTGTTTCAGCACCGATTTGCAACACTGCGAAGCGTTGTGCACGAGTAAGGATAAACGCTGCACGGCTTGATTGCGATGCGTTAGCAATAGCGTTGCCAATGGTTCCGGAGCTACCACCACCGAAGCCGGTGTAGATTGGTACCTTCATGTTTGAGCCGGTGAATCCCCCGACTTTCTTCATCTTCATCAGCGTTGGGTAACGCTGGCATGCCATATTCTCTGGACGACGTCCGGAGTATAGCTGTTTCATGGTCGCGTCGATTTGATCGGGCGTATATGTCATTTTTAATTACCTCAAAGTTGTGAGGCTATGTGCGCAACGAGCTCGTCATCATCCATTTCATCAATGTCTTGGTCTGGACGCGCCTGCGATAGCCTGTGGTTGGAAAGTGTTTTGCTTTTGCCACGAACTCTTGTCGGCGCTGATGGTTCTCTTAGGTGCTGATTTTTAATGTGCTCAGTAACATCACTCATTGCTTCATTGAGTATTTCGGCCGCTTCGTACGCTGTAATAGACGTGCCGTTGTCTTTTGCTTGAGCGATAATACCGAGCAGCTGCTCTGATACTTCGCCAAAACCTTGCTCCGCTTCACGCGAAACAAATTCTAAATCTTCTGGGACTGTTCGAAGTGCATGCTCGACTTCAGAAACAATCTTGTCATGAGAGAGTCGCTGCTCCATCTTCTCAATGCGAGCGATAGTGGCGGCTTCCTTCTCAGTCATAGAGCGCTCTAAGTGACGAATGTATTCATCACGCTCAGAGCCACGAACACGATGCTCGTAGTCCTTGGGAGCATCCTCTGGATTGGCCATGTAGTAGATGTCTTCAGCAAGTTTGGTGTAATCCCCTTGCGATAAGTTCATCGACTTAAAAAGTTGATAGGGGTTCTCTTGAACTCCTTGGAAGGCTTGTTTGTACCTTTGGTTCTCTTCGACGATTGCGTCAATCTCTTGTGAACGAGACTGCGTCTGCTCTTGAATACGTTCAAGGCCTCGTCGTTCTTCAGCAATTAGTGCACGTTGTCGTGCTTCTTCTCGAACTCGCTCGTTGAACTCAGCGTGGTCATCGGGACGCGGCTCAGGTTCTGGAGCGTGCTCTACTTTGCGAGTTTTAACAACAGGTGATTCCTCTTGATCCTCGTCTTCATCGCCGCCAAGTGCAGCTGTGGCTTGTGCGACTATTTCGTCGTCGCTTAAAAAATCTTCTTCGACTTCTGTGTCGGGTGCGAACTCTTCGTTATCAGTTAGTTGGTCCATTTACCATCTCCGGTGGAACTGCTGCCTCTGGTGGTACTTCTTGAGGTGGTACGGCTCCTTGATCCATAGGAGGTGCCCCAGGCTGAGGCGGTGGCATTGGCGGTTGAAGCATTTGCTGTGTCGCCACAACAAAACGTCTCAAGTTCGCTAATATCTCTGGTTTGGCTCCTCCGTCGGTTGCCATGAGATACGCGGCCTGCGTTTTTGCCGCTAATAATTTTAAGTCTTGAAGTGGGTCAGGGGCGAGTCGCTCTAAATCAAGTAGACGTTCAATCGTTCGGTCTACGTTTTTGATGTGAGCGGTCTCAAGCTCAGACTCACCTTCCAGGTCCGGGTTGTCGATAAGCTTCATCGCAACCTTGGGGTCGGTAATCATTTGGGCGTTAACCCAATCAGTGACGGTCTCGATTCGGCCTGATGGTGTCATCGACGCAATAGAAGAAGCGGCTACCTGAATTACAAAGTTTTCGCGGTTGGTCTTAACTGTCTTCCAGTCAATCTTCTTAGCACCTTCCCATTCTAGGTAAGTAACTTCAATGTCGTCACCTGAGCCATCAAGTCGCTCCATTGCTTCAAGCGTTCGCTCCGCCAGCTCAATGGTGGTTAACTCAAAGCGTCGGGATTGCTGAGAGAAACGTCCACTCTCAATTGTGTTGAGCTCACGCAGCGCACGGCCAGACTCAATTCCTGCCGGTTTAGTGGAGGTTGCTGACAGCTGGGAAATGCCAATCTGCTCAAAACCTGATGTCCATAGCTGGTCAAAGGCTTGGTAGATTTCCGGGGACACTGCAGCCGGGGTCATGAAGATGGGAGGTTGCGTTCCCTTCATCGGAATCATTTTGACGCCGCCAACTTCTTTGATGTGCTGTGGTTGAATGTTTGTGGATTGGGGGATGAAGATTCGCGGGTAGGCGACCTTGTCTTGCATCTCGTGAATGTGGTCGATGAGTCTATCAATACGTAGCTGATGACCAGCAAGCTCACGAGCAATGCCTTGCCCCCAGAAACCGTGCGGCATCGTTGACCAACGGAAAAACACAAAAGGGAACGGGTCATTCCACTCTTCGTCAAAGAGGATACCGGAGCTCACGGATATGACATGACGACCAGGCTTGTAGCCTTTCTTGTCCCTCTTACCCATTGGCAACGAGAAAGACTCGATGACTTCGACCATATCGACCTTGCGCTCGGTCTCCATGTCGTTCAAGTCTTCTGGGGCTTCTGTGGCACCCATGATGGTTTTGCGTTTGTTTGGGTAGTCAGCGGCCAAGCGCTCTCTGTCGACCGTCATCACTTGGTGAAGTTGATGGAGGTTTCTGTGGCTGGCCTTGCACTCGCGCTCATCTATTACGATGTCGGAGATAGGTACTCGCTCAAACTCAACCCCATCACTGCTAGCTACAATCTTCATGCAACCAGTGCCGTAGATGCAGGCATCGAAGAACATATCGACCTGTTTGTCGTGGACATACTCAGAGCGAAAAAGACCAGAAAGGAACTGGTCTAATGTTTTAACGGTGCGTTTGGTGCTGAAGTCGCCGCCTCTTGAAATCAGTGAAGGCTTGGCGTGTGACTTGGCAATCATCGCCGAAGCGGTATCAATTGCTGCCTTTACCAGGTTGTGGTTAACGCTCCATAGGGCTTGCTCTGCGGCGGTGTCTCTTTGAGAGGATAATGAATAGAGCCGTTCGCAACGGTCGCGAGTTTCAACAAGCCCGAGCTGTCTTTGACGTAGCTCTTGCACATACCGAGTAATCTCAGCGTGTGGTTTGGGTATGTTCCACCAGAAATCAGACAAGGAGACAAGACACTGCGATTGCAGCGACTGTCATCAACTCATTGATGTCTGGGTTTATCATCCCGTCCAATATACGGGCATCGAATGACATTTTGCAAGTGGTGATCATTTACCTACACACTCGCTCAAGCCAACTGCCGCCATCACCGGCCAGCGCTTCTTCGTCTAATCTTTGAAGCTCTTTGTCTTGTTGCGCTTCTAAATACTCTGCTGAACCAGGAGCCAATGAGCGAGTTCTGTCTCTGAAAAAGTAATGCTGAGAGAACCGCCAGATGTACAGAGCGGCGTCACACGCATGATTTGCGCAACCTTGGTCTTCAGCTAGTTTTCGCTCATCCTTCCACATCAAAAACTGCATTTCTTCAGCCAGCTCTGAGTTTGGGCGGAGCAGGATGCGTCCATCAACAAGGTCAGAATTCATCAGCTCAATATAGTCTCTTTTTTTCGTTTTCTCAGCCGCAATAATGTTGAGGCCGTGCTTCGCGTTCATTTCTTCAATGATTGCCTTGCCAAGACCACCAGTATCACCAACGATTAGCTCTAAGTCGTATTTGTCATCAAAGCTGCGCATGACACGGGCCATTTGGCTGACGATGAGGTGAGGAGACTTATAGGTTTCGACTTCGTACAGTTTGTCGTCGTAATCAGAGTAGGCCAGCACTACAATCGCAAAATCATCCTCGAAGCCAAGGTCCATGCCAGCCATGAAGTGATAGGGACCATGCTCAGCTGGTAGTCCGCGTGCTTCATTGCTGTTCTCGGCAGGGAAGTAGGTGTTCCTGGTTTCATCGAACCGATAGATGCGCAAATCGTCAGAAGCGACCCATCTACCTAAGGACTCACGTATCCAAATCGGATTGTCGTCGGCCCAACCGTAGGCCTTCTTATCTTCGAGCATCGCACTCCAAAGGTGAGGCATCTCAGTGTTCTCTTGGACGCTCCAAGTATGAAACGACCATCTAAACGGCTTACCCTTCTTCCAGAGACCGCGCTTGCGGTAGGTCCTGACCGCTGGTTTCTCTTCATTGCCCTTGGCGGGAATGTCGGGACTGGTGGCCTGATAGAACTCGCCAGCAAGTACGTGTCCTGGTGTACCTGCAAGTACCATGGTCCCCATTCGGTCATTGAGGGTGGGCTGAACTACTTCACGAATGAGGTAGCTGATTGTCTTGGGCGCAAACGACTTGCACTCGTCAAGCAGGAATAGGTCGAAGGCCAGTCCACGAATTTTCTCAATCTCGGAAACAGTTTGGCAGCCAGTGAGCCAAATGCGTGAGCCATTGTCTAATGTAATCTCAAGGTTGGTGTGGTGGATATGCGCTTTGAGCTCAAGTTGTTTACACAGAGCAACAAGGCCATCCTCTCCTGACCACATAATCCGGCGAGCAGACGTTCGTGTGAGCGTTCCTAGGCAAACGGTGGCCCCAGGCTTTTCCAAGGCCCTGATAAGCGCGTAGTAGATAATGGAAAAAGATTTGCCGGCACGGCGTGGGCATAGGACGCTCTTTTTGCGGCAAGGGTCATTGATAAAATCTAGCTGAAATTTGGTGAGGCGCTTACGTAGGATTTGCGCCTTCTTCTTGTAGGCTTCTTCAGACGCGCCAGCCAGTTCACCATAGAGGTGGTCAAAGAAATACTCTTCGTTAATCACTGATGTCCGCCGATAGTTTGGCAGCTGTGGATTTAGTGATGTAGTCAGTGGCTAGCATCTTGCGAACTTGGCCACGATCAAACGGCACCTCTTTGGCAGTTACCTTGTGCACGGAGAGCGGGACAAACGAGATGACTTTGTCAGGATGGAAACACTTAGAGAGAAATCCTTCAGCGGTGACCACTAGGTAGAGGCGGTCTTCAAAATTATAGTAGATGTCGAAATTGCTGTTCTGTGTGTGCCAAGCGGCGCCTCGGCAGTCAGCTATCTGCAGTGCTTCACGTTGGTCAGCGAACTGAATGGACTCAATGAGTAGTCCGCGATGTCTTATCGTCACGTTTTCTTTCTGGAATAGGGTTTGACATGTCGAACTTGTGACGCATTAGCGCTGGCCTGTGCTTTGCCTTGTGAAACTTTTTGAGCAGCTCACCGATGGTGCCGTGAGGGCGAAAGGTGTAGCAAAGCTTCCGGCTGTAATCGATATCTAGTGAGTTGACTAGCTTCGTGCCAATGCCGTAACCGCGAAAGGCCTTCTTTACGTAGATGAGGTGAAGCACCTGAGCCGTCTCGGTCTTCAAGGCCACCTTCTCGCCCAGCGCAAAACCCAAGAACACACCAGGAGCGCCCACGGCTGTGGCTACACGACCGATGCCAGCATCAAGCATAGAGTTACAAATGCCTCGATAGATGTCGTAGCGCTGGTCAACGTCGATGGGCCCCGACCAGTTAGAGTCTCTCATGGTCATCCATGCGGCGTGACCGACAAAGGCCCTAGCCTCATCGTCTTTGCCGCCAATGGTTCTGATGTTGATGTCAGCTGGCATATTGCTCCCCGTTATAGATTCTCGTTAAGCGTTGCAGTGTCTGTCGTTGCATCTCGGATGGCCATCGACGGTAAGTCTCAATCAAGGCGATAGCCTTCTGGTCATTGGTCAGGTTGCGAACCGCACTCCTGTTTTCCTTGTGATAGGCCCGGCATTCTTTGAGCAGCATCGTCATGGTTCTGCCAACCAAGGACAACGCTTTCTCAAGCTCTGGGTTGCGACCGTCTGCTTCTTCCATCTCTGCACGGATGAGTTTCTGCTGAACCTTCAAATCCTCAAGGAGTTCCTCGGCGGTATCACTCAAGCTCATGCCCTGCTTCCGTATGACGGCATGCGTCTTAAACTCAGCGCAGACTTCACAGGACTCGGTGGCCTCAAGCAAATTACTACACTTTCCACATGAAACCACTACATGTAGTAGCTTGACACTGGTTCAGACACTAAGTCAAGCTAGGGGTATGGATGACGAAGCACTTAAGGGTCTCGACAATATCTGCGATGTGAACATCCGAACCGCTGAGCTGTACAAGCTCATCAAGAAACTCATAGGAGAGATTAATGGCTACAAAGAAGAAATCGGGCAGCTCAGCGACGAAAACCTCAGATACAGAGAAACGCTCGTCCTCGGAGGCAGTGACAGCACCGACAGCACCGAAGATGCCAGTCAAAGCCGCAACGGCAGCTCCATCTAAAAGCGCTCGCGAAATGGAGCTCGAGGTTATTCTTAAGCAAGTAGCTCGCACTGTCACTCAAAAGGACATGTCTCTTGAAGCCTCCATTACCTATTTGAAGAATTGGGTTAACTAACGCACCTTTGACTCCCCCGAGTCAACCCGGTTGCCAGACCACAGCAAAAACTGGAACTTGCTGCCCAGCAGGGGCGAGGACCACCTTTTCCCTGAGGGTGCCGCGCTAGACTTGGAGTATAATGGGCAAGAAAAAGCAAAAGCTGGAACTGACCTGGATCGGCAAGGATGACCAACCACGCCTCGAGCCGCGAATACTATTGGAAGACAAGGAACTGTCCTATCAAGGGCCCCCGTCACCAGA